GAAGTTTCTTCTGTATCTGTTCCTGCTGACCAGTCAAGACTTGTTGGAGTTGGTCGTTCTAAAGATAAACAAACTATTAATAATATAGAGGTAATAACAATGGAAAATAAAGATATTAATCTTGATGAAGTTAGAACTCAAACTATTGATGAAGCTAAAGCTGAATTTAAAAGAAACTCAAAAGAGATCATAGATTTAGCAGTTAGACACAATAAAAGAGATTTAGCTGACAAAGCGATTGCTGATGGTATCTCTGTAGAAGAATTTAGAGGTGTATTACTAGAAAATATTTCTAACAATACTCCACTAGAAACTCCTTCAGAAATCGGCATGACTAAAGAAGAAGTAAGAGAATTTAGCCTAGTAAAAGCGATTAGAGCTATGGCTAACCCATCTGATAGAAAAGCACAAGAAGATGCAGCATTTGAATTTGAATGTTCTGCTGAAGCTGCTAGACAATATGGTAAAGATGCTCAAGGTATCATGTTACCTTCAGAAGTCCTAAGAAATTGGGGAAAAAGAGACATCAACTCATCTGATGATTCAACACTAATAAGTGAAGATTACAGAGGTGGCGATTTTATTGATGTTCTTAGAAATGAGTCTTCAGTAATGCAAGCTGGTGCAACAATGCTTAGAGGTTTACAAGGGAACGTAGTTATTCCTAAGAAAACTGCTGCTTCATCTGCTGGATGGATTGCAACAGAAGGTGCTGCTGCTTCTGAATCAGAATTCACTTCAGGTTCAGTAACAATGTCACCAAAAGTAATTGGTGCTTTCACAGATGCTACAAGACTATTATTACAACAGTCTTCATTAGATGTTGAAAACTTAATCAGAGATGACCTAACAAAATCTATAGCTACTGCGATTGATTTAGGTGCTTTAGCTGGTTCAGGTTCAAGTGGTCAGCCTACTGGTATTGCTAATACTTCAGGTATTAACACTACTACTTTTGCTGCTGCTAACCCAACATGGGCTGAGATTGTAGCTATGGAATCTGCTGTTGCTAATGACAACGCATTAAATGGTTCTTTAGCATACATCTGTAGACCTGCTGACTTTGGTACATTAAAAACTACTGAAAAGGCTACTGGTACTGCTCAGTTTGTTGTGTCACCTGACAACAGCATGAATGGTTACAATGTAATTAGAAGTAACCAAGTAACAAGCGGAGACTTCTACTTTGGTAACTTTGCAGACCTATTAATTGGTATGTATGGCGGTTTAGACATTACTGTTGACCCTTATGCTTTATCAACTTCAGGTGGAGTAAGAATTGTTGCTCTACAAACTGTTGATGTAGCTGTAAGACATGCAGTATCTTTCTGTAAATCTTCAGACTAATTAACTGATGCTTAAATGGAATGGGGGTAGCAATACCCCCAACTTAAATATGAAAAAATACTTAATTAAAAGCGATACAGTCGCAAATGGTAAAAAGGTACATTCAGGTGATGTTGTTGAATTGCCTGAAAATATAGGACATGAACTTTGTGCTTACAATAAAGCAGAAGTGCATGTAGCTAAGCCTAAAGCTAAAAAAGAAGATAGAAGCGTAGGCTTAAAAACTTCTAAAGTAAAAGCTCCTAAAACTAGAGCTAAGAAATAATTATGCCAATGGAATTTGATAGAGATTTCGATGGCTACCTAGATGCCACCTATGGTCATGGTATTCAAGTTACCTACACACCCACAGGTGGTTCATCTTCTTCTATCAACGTAATCCTGAATCAAGAATATGTAGATATAGATACAGCAGGATTACCAGTTCAAGGGTATCAACCAGTAGCACAAGCTAAGACTACTGACATACCCAACATAGCATTTGGAGATACTATTGTTGCTCCAGCTATAAAAAATTTAGATGGTACACAAATCAAACCATCAACAACTTATAAAGTTATAAACTATGAGCATGATAATTTAGGCATGACTTCATTATTACTTGAGGTTCAATAATGGCTAATCATGTAAGACAACAAATCAGAGAATATTTTGGAACTACATTAACAGGCCTTACAACTACAGGCTCTAATGTTTATGAGTCAAGAGTTTATACATTACAAGAAGACACCCTGCCTTCTTTAGTTATTTATACAAAATCAGAATCATCTGAGCCTATTGTAATAGGCACTGATAGGGTTATGAGCAGAGAGCTTTCAGTAGTAGTAGAAGCATATTGCAAAGCTACTAGCAACTTTGATGATACTATTGATACAATTAGTAAAGAGGTTGAAGAAGCTATAGCTGCTGATAGAACTCTAGGTGGCTTGGCAAAAGACACCTTTATTGAGTCAACGGATATAGATTATACTGGCGATGGAGAACAACCAGTAGGCTATGTGACTCTAACTTTTTTAACAAACTACTATGTTCAGGAAACCAATCCTGATATAGCAGTATAATAGGAGATAATTATGAAATTAATTAGTCCAAATGGTAAAGTTTCAATGGAAGTTCCGCAATCAAACGTGGAAACTATGTTGGGAATGGGTTGGAAAGAAGAAGCAGTCCAGTCGAAAGATAAAGTTAAATCTTCTTCTAAGAAAAAGCCGAAAGGCGAGGTAAAAGAAAATGTCAACATTTAAGGGAAATGATGGTGTTGTAAAGCTAGGTACTAGTGGCGGAGCTAATGTCGTTGGTGAAGTTAGATCATATTCTTTAGAACATACAAGTGATACTGTAGAAGATACAGCAATGGGTGATGCAAGCAGAACTCATATAGCTACTTTAAAATCTTTCTCAGGCTCATTGGATGTTTTTTGGGATGATGGAGACACTAATGGTCAAGGTGCTTTTGTAGTTGGAAATACTATAGAAATTAATCTATATCCAGCAGGTGTTTCAGATACTTACTATAGCGGTAATGCTATTGTAACAGGTGTTTCAAGAACTGGCTCATTTGATGGTATGGTTGAAGCATCATTAAGTATTCAAGGAACTGGCGATTTAACAACAACAACAGTATAAAACTATGTCAGTAATAGATAACGCAAAGAAACATTTTGATAGCTTAGAAACAAAAATTATAGAAGTCCCTGAGTGGGGTGAGGATGAAGATAATCCATTAAAGATTTATTGTAAGCCAATAACTCTTTCAGAGACTTCTAAATTTATGAAGCTAGCTCAAGATGATGAAGTACAGCTTTTGGTCTATGTTTTAATTTACAAAGCATTAGATGAAGCTGGTGAAAAGTTATTTACAATCGCTGATAAGAAAGCCTTATTGGAGAAGGTAGATAGAGATGTATTAATTAGAGTATCAGGTGAAATGATGAATAATATTTCACAGGAAGAAGTTAAAAAAAAGTAATAGAGGATAAGCAGCTATACATAAAATATGCTTTAGCTGAAAAACTAAACAAAACTCTAGCTGAAATTGAAGAGATTACAGTTGATGAGTTTCAAGGTTGGTTAGCTTATCTTGAAATAAAGGAAGAGCATAATGCGAGCAATGGGTAAGACAGATTTATTTCTTACTATACATGGTAATGATAAATCTAAAAAAGCATTTGATAGCTTCAAAAGAAGTACAGATCAAGCCAACAAGCAGATAAAAAGATTTGCTGGACTTGTTGCTGGTGCATTTAGTGTAAGAGAAATAGTAGAAGCAGCCAACGTAATGATTGGTGTTGAAAACAGGATGAACGCCTTAACAGGTAGTGCAGCCGAAACAGCTAATGCTATGAATCACATGAGAAGAATAGCATCTGATTCAAGATCGGATTTTGATGCTGTTGCTATGTTATTTACAAGACTTGCTTTGGCTACAGAGCATTTAGGTGCTACTCAAAAAGATGTTGCCGATGCTACACAAACTGTAGCTAATACTTTCATTATTGCTGGTTCTCATGCTCAAGAAGCAAATAACTCTGCTAGGCAGTTAGCACAGGGTCTTGCTTCAGGTGCTTTGAGAGGGGATGAGTTACGTTCTGTAATGGAGAACAATACCATCCTTACTAAAATGTTAGCCGATGGTTTAAATATGACTATTGGTGAGCTTAGAGAATTTGGACATG